GACTTCGATGCCATGATCAAGCTCATGCGGGCCATGCTGTTTTCCTATCGGGATGAGGTGTTCTGATGGATATCGGGGAAATGAAGCAGCGGATTGAGTTTATGGTGGAGGAGAATGTCTCTGATGGCCAGGGTGGGTATGACACCACGCTGGTCAGCAAGGGCAGTACCTGGGCCAAAGTGACCAATATCCACGGTGGGGAGTATTTTTTCGCTGCTGCCGTACACCTGGAAAAGGATGTGTCGTTTGTCATCCGGTACCGCTCGGATATCTCGGAAAAGTGGTTCATCAAGTTCCGTGGGCAGAAGTATAACATCCAGTTTATTGATAATGTAAAATACGGGGACCAGTATCTAGAAATCAAAGCTACCTTGGCGGGGTGATGCAAATGACATGGAATGAAATACGAATCGGGTGTGCGGCAGTCGGTGCCTGGCTTGGCTGGTTTATCGGCGGCTTCGACAATCTGCTCTATGCCCTGCTGACGTTTGTCTGCCTGGACTATATCACGGGTGTATTATGCGCCTGCCGGGAACGGCAGTTATCCAGTGAGATCGGCTTTATGGGCATCTGCCGGAAGGTGCTTCTTTTTGTACTCGTCGGTGTGGCCCATACGCTGGATACAACGATGCTCGGTTCCGGCAGCGCGTTACGGACCGCCACCATCTTGTTCTACTTATCCAACGAAGGACTTTCCATTGTAGAAAATGCTGCACGGATGGGACTTCCCATACCGGACCGGCTGCAGGAAGCACTGAAGCAGTTACGAAAATAAGAATATATACCATTGACCTGCTGGAGTTTAATCACTCTGGCAGGTCCTTTTTTTATTTTACCTGCTTACAATGTGAAAAAGAAAATAGGAAAATAATAAAACCGGCATAGAATGATGAATGTTCTATATCAGCAATATTTTAAGTTCCAAGATTTAGTAATCTGCTTTGATTGTTTGGTTATTATTTATAAAATATTTCAAGATGAAAATAAAAAATGTAATACATATAATATACAAATAATTGACAATAACAATCTAATATGATACAATTTGAATGTAATTGGATGGGGGTTATAATAAATGAAAGACACAAAGTGTATTACAATGAGTATTCGCGTTTCTAATGAAGAAATGAGAAAAATAAAAGAGGCAGCAAAAATTTTATCATATTCAACCTACACCGAATTTATCCGAAGAACAATTATAATTGAGGCAAATCGTGTGACCGAGGAAAAGAATGACAGAAATAAGGTTGATGGTGGTGTACAAAGATGAAGGTTGCATCCTTTTTTAGTGGAATAGGTGGAATTGATTTAGGACTAGAACATGCTGGAATGGAAGTATCTTTTCAGTGTGAGATAGATCCTTTTGGTAGAGATATTTTAAAACAGCATTGGCCTGATGTGCAGTTAGAAGGAGATATTAATGAAGTCAAACCAGAAAGTATTCCCGAATGTGAATTGTGGTGTGGAGGATTTCCCTGCCAAGATTTATCGCTTGCAAACCAAGGGAAACGTCAAGGTCTCAAAGGAGCAAGAAGCGGATTGTTTTATATGTTTGCTGAGCTCATCCGAGCGCAAAAGAAAAAACCTCGTTGGGTATTTATGGAGAATGTTCCCGGGTTACTTAATAGTAGGAAAGGCGATGACTTTTCAAGACTCCTCTATACGATGGATGAACTCGGGTATGGTATATCATGGAGAGTCTTGGACGCAAAATACTTTGGAACACCCCAAAGACGTCGAAGAGTTTATATTGTCGCAAGTTATAGAACCCTCCGCTCCGCTGAAGTACTTTTTGAACCGGGCTCAACTGCAATCTCTGCTAAAGCGGGCGGATTCGGGGAACATTCCTATGCCCCGGGACTTGAGAAAACGAATCGAGTCGCAAATTACTACGCTATCCAACATGCCGGAATTGGACGAGTGCCTTCAGCAGGCCCACAAGCAAAAGGATATAGAAATGATGGAGAAACGTATACTTGCGACTCCAGAGGTAGTTCCGATGCTATATGTCAGACGGATGACTCCTTCGGAATACGAAAAGCTACAGGGTTTCCCGATAAATTGGACTCTAAAAGATGGCGAGCTTTAGGAAATGCCGTGGCTGTTCCAGTAATTGAATGGATTGGTAAGCGGATTTTGGCAGTTGATACTAAATACAGAAAGTAGCTGCCTTAATGGCAGCTACTTTGCTATTCTATGTGAATAACTTGATTTTCTAAATTGACGAAATCTCCTCTAAATGCATCTAATGAAGGCTCGCCTTGATTTATTAAAGCTTGTACAAAAGTTTGATAATTGGTATATAAAAGACGGGAGTTGTCTACTTTTATAGGAATGGGACCAGCAATTATGGGAAGTGTATCATTTTCGCATATCCCAATTAAAGCAAGTGTCCAATTATAATCATGTAAATCTGGTAATTTCGCACTGGAGAGCTTGTTTTTCAAGTAATCAAATAGAATTGATCCAACACAAAATGCAATCCCATACCCTTTCCATGTCTTCATGGCTATATTCCCTTTTACAATAAATTGTTCTTGTTGTCTACGCCAAGCATTCGTTTCTAATGTACCTGCATCTGCTACATTTCGAAGCATAGCATTATTGCGGGATGGGTTATTTTCCCATGTATGCACTAAAGCGGTTATGTTGCCGGTATTGGTCGTTTCACCCCCGCCTTGCATTTCTAATATTAATTTATCCGGACCTGAATAAGGAGTATGTCCTTCTTTCAAAGATATGATATAGTCGGCGTTGTATTTTGTGTTTTCGACGACATTCAATCTTTCCTCTCTTTTAACACAAATATCTGCCACGGTTATATTGTCTGAATAGATGTGTTTTCCTATATCTAATAAGATGGCGACTTGGTGGTTGTTCAATGTTAAATTTTTTTTTGTAGAGCAAAGTCTTTCAGAACACACAATCCATAATGTACCATCTTGACGACGGACAGAACAGACTGGAGGATGACCGCTTTTTAGTTTTTTGCATATATTACCGATGGCAAATGGGCAGTCGTGTTGTTCCTCAATAGGTTTAATGATAGGAAAATCTACATCTGTTCTTTGCCCAAAATATTCAGCTATTCGTACTGCCATAAAAACAACATCCTTTCAGTTTGTTTATCATTGGTATATAAAGAGAAATAAATATTGAATATAAAATTTGAATTATGATAATCTACAGAAGTCTTCTACATATTATCATACACATTATTATATCAAAAATATATCAAAAAAAGAATTCAAAAAATATGATTATATAGCTTTCGACATTTGATATTTAGAAATTAATTGGAGGCGCAATATGCAATATTCTACCATATATATTAATGAAATATAGATGCAATTGCGACTTGAAGTTATACAGAAGACTGTATTAAACTAATAAAATGCTCAACGAATTCACTCTATTAAACAGTACGTAAAGGTAGAAAATATTATATATTGTTGAATAAATGATAATAATACTACAAGTTAAGACTTTTCATTGTGAATAGGAATACCATGACATCTGAACAACGACATAAAATTATGAGTCACATTCATTCTAATAATACGGGACCGGAAATCATCCTACGTAAAGCTTTGTGGCACCATGGAATACGCTATCGAAAGAATTATAAAAAACTGCCTGGTACACCGGATATTGCTATTACTCGTAATCGGATTGCTATTTTTGTGGATGGAGACTTTTGGCATGCTAAGGAACATAAAGACCATCCTGGCGAACAGATACGGACAAATCAGCAATATTGGAAGAAAAAATTAAAACTCAATGTTGAACGTGACCAGGAAGTTAATGACAAACTTACTGAAATGGGGTGGCTCGTGCTGCGATTTTGGACAAGTGATATTAAGAAAGATTTACAAACATGTGTAGCTATGGTATGTGAATATTGCGGTCGATAATTATATATGAGAAAATGTATTCTACGAATGTTCTGAATAGGGCATTCGCAGTTTTTTTTATTGCAGAAAATTGAAGATACTTTTTATTTCCCTAGTTCTTAACTGATATCTATTTGTCCTTTTACTCATAGAGGTAATTACCTCGTAACGATTAGGAGGTGTCCGATATGACGGATGATGAGAGAGGGCAGATTATCGTTTTGCGTTGGGACGGTCTGGGATACAGGAAAATAGCACGGCAAACAGGAATTTCGGTCAATACAGTCAAGTCATTCTGCCGCAGGAGCAATCTGGTAGTTTCCACTGGTAGAAAATCGGTATGCGAATGTTGTGGTAAGTCCATTGTGCAGGTTGCAGGACGAAAGCAAAAACGCTTCTGCTCGGATCAATGCAGAAATAAATGGTGGAACGGGCATCTTGACTTGGTGAAGCGGAAGGCAGTCTATACCTTTACTTGCCCGAACTGTGGCAAAGTATTTAAGACCTATGGAAATAGCCGACGGAAGTTCTGCTGTCATGCCTGTTATATTGAATACCGTTTCGGCAGTGGTCGCCATGGATAAGAAAACCTTTCAAAATGAAGCGATGTTCCTGATAACATTGCATCTGATACAGTCGATGCGTGATGAAAAACTTATCACGGAGAGTGAATATCATATAGCAGAGCGCCAGATGATCGAAAAATATCAGCCTTTTTCCGGCTCTTTATACACTTGATAATTGTATCAAACAGAGTGATATATAGTGTTGGAAAGGAATTGATTTTATGCGAAAAACAATCCTCAAAGTCGAGCATCAGGCATCGCCGTTCAAAGAGAAAAAGAAAGTAGCAGCCTATGCCCGTGTTTCCGTGGAATCGGAACGGATGCAGCATTCACTTTCGGCACAGGTCAGCTATTATAGCAGCCTTATCCAGAAGAATCTTGAATGGGAATATGCCGGTGTCTATGCAGACTATGGCATTTCCGGTACAGGAATGGAGAAACGGGATGCGTTCAACAAAATGATCGCTGCTGCAGAAGCAGGGAAAATCGATATCATCCTTACAAAAGCTATTCAGCGGTTTGCACGAAATACGGTTGATCTTTTGAATACGGTACGCCATTTAAAGGATATCGGTGTCGAAGTATGGTTTGAAAAAGAAAATATCCATACCCTGAGCGGCGAAGGAGAATTGATGTTGACCATCCTTGCATCATTTGCCCAAGAAGAAAGCCGGTCCATCAGCGAGAATATCAAATGGCGTATACAGAAACGGTTCCAACAGGGCATGCCGCCTGCGAAGTTCTTCATATATGGTTATCGATGGGAAGGGGATAAGCTCGTAATCGTTCCGGAGGAAGCCGCTGTTGTAAGGCGAATATACCAAAATTTTCTTGACGGAAAATCACGGATCGAGACAAGACGGGATCTTGCGGCGAAGGGCATCAAAACCAGGCATGGTAATAACTGGGGTGATCCCAGCATCAAGCAGGTACT